GAGCAGACCATCCTGGAAGTAATACAGCTCGAAGTCGCGTGAGCGGTCCTGTCCTTCAAACTGGAGTTTTGAGAAGTTCTGTGACAGATCTGCTTGCTCATACTGAATTTGCGGAGGCGCCAGTGTGCCCCTAAAGATGTCGATGTATGCCGGTGTCGGTGTCGCGCTGTTCGAGATCGCCACACGAATCGGTCTGTCACCTGTGATCTGCGGCTGTTGAACGCCAGCAGTCTCGAGTGCGGCACGCCTGGCGCTCATGCGAAGCGTCGTCCTCGATGTCTCATCGACCGATAGCACCAGGTCATCGATGTACTCCGTGATGTCCACAGGAGCGTTCGCCGTCGCTGTTGCAGCTGGCGTGTACGTTGCCATCGCTGCCGCCACACCAGATGTTCGCGTGTATGGCGATGGTGTCGTGACTTCGAGTTTCAAGCGGATGGTGTCTATGATGCCGTTCGGTGTGTACGCGCCACCCGCTGACGTCGTGACGCTGACAGTTTCTGTGATGCTTCCTGTCGATGTTCCAACGACATCAGACCAGACAGTTCCGGTAAAGGTCGCACCTGCCGGAGGAGCGTAACGTAGTTGGATTGGCTTTGAGTAGAACGTGCCAGTGGTCTCGTATGCAATCGGCGCGATCTGCACAGTCGGTCGACCATACGGGACCTTCCATGCGAAGCTTCCGGATGGAACGATGGTTTGTCCAGGAGAGTCGATGACATCCTCGAACAGGTGGCTGAAGTTGGCGCCAAACGTCGACGTGACGAGCAGCTCGCGACGCTTGAACGGAATCAGCATCAGCGCGATGTTGCGCTGTCCTACTGCACTCGCGCTCGTGACGCTCCGTCCTGGCGTTTTGTTCGTGTCTGACTGGTCATAGACACCCTTCTGGATTCCGTCCTTGTAGACGATACAGGAGCCGTTCGCACGGAATACCAGCTCAACAGTAGACGCTCCACCGTAGCCCCACTGAACGCGAAGGATAGGCAATGGCGAAGCATCGACCCAGTTCGGGACATAGGCGGAGATATACCATCCTTGATTGACACCATACGACGAAGTCGTTCGGACCCATTCGGCATTTGCTGTGCCGAGCGTCGTTGCAGTGAGGTAATAATCGCCGGCGGCATTGACCTCCATCTGCTTCCACACGCTGCCTGTAGTGAGCGTGTAGGCGCTTCGTGGCACACGCGCATACAGTCCCGCGAAGTTGGTGGACCATCCTTCAGTGACAGGGAGAGGCGCTGGCATGGCCGTCATGGTCACAGAGTCAAACCATCCAGTGGAGTTCTGTCGGTCCCATGAAGTTCCATCAGCACCGACGCATACACGGCCCTTGTCAGGTCGTGGCTCAGGACAGTCGACTTCGACCAAGAGTGGCCAGTTTGTCGCCATTTAGATTCTTCTCATTTCGGTCACAAGGTTCTGCCGTCCAGCCTGGATCATCATCTTCCGCATCGAGCGCTCGAGATCCGTGCTTGCCGGAATGAGCGTCTGCGGAATGATACCGACGCCACCGACGTTCGTTGGGTTGTTTCCAGCCGTTGCAAGTTCCGAAGCCGTGACACCGATGGCGCCCAGGCGTCCGCCACCGAAGGTCTGTTTCCGAAGGTCAAGCAGATCTCGAGTGGACCCTGTGTTCTTCGCGATCTCGAAAAGGTGACCTTCCATGCTTTTCGCCATCTCAACAAAAGCGCCCTGCATGCGGGCTGCATATGCCGCGATGTCGACCATCGTGTTGATAAGACCTCCACCCTTGCCTTCGGTAGACTTTGCAGCACCAGCAGCTGTCTCTGCTGCTTTACCAATTTCTGTTGTGGTTGGTGGTGTCAATCCCGCAGCTGCTCCGCCTGTGCCTTCGATCTTAGTCTTGGTATTTATACCCTTCATAACTTGATCGAAGATAACAGCTGCACCAACAGCCAGACCAGCAGCGGCGATAGCCGAAGCGATTGCCGCTTCAGGTGAGATGAATGCCTTCGCAATAAGTCCTGTCATTCCAAGAGCACGAACTGCCACGATTGCCTTCATAACAGCATCGATGAAAATGCCAAACTTTAAGGCTAGATCAACAACTACGGCAGCGAGTCCAAACGCCAGGAACACCTGAAAAACTTTGTTTAGTATTGAACCCTGTTCGCTGATTCCTCTGATAGCCTTCGTCACTGTTTCCATTGCACCCGTCAATGCAGGACCAAACCCACTAAACATCTTAAACAGTAATTCACCGACAGTTTCCTTTAGAGCCTGGAATGTGTCGTTAAGGTTGTCAAGCGCTGTCTGCATTCCAGCCGTTGCCTGTGGACCTTTACCAAAGCCGACCAGGATTTGCTTTGCAGCTTCTCTTGCAGACAATCCCATGTTTTTGATTTTGTCGGTGTTAGTTGTTCCGAATGTACGCTCCAGAATCACTCCGAAGTTTGGCAGTGCTTCACGTAATTGGTTAAGTTCTTCCTGATTGACCTGTAGTCCATTGGCCATCTGTGTGATGGCTGTGACAACACGACCAACAGTTTCCGCTGGTGCTCCGACAGATGCGACAGCATTACCGATGCCTCGCAAACCGTCCTCTGCTTCCTTCGTCGTAAACTTCGCAGCCTTCAAATTGATAAAACCAGAGACTGTTTGTTTTAGGTCAATGCCTGGGGAAAGTGCGACTTTACGCAAACGGTCCATCTGTGCATTGAGTTCTTCAGTAGAACCTACAGTCGTGGCCAGTGCACGCTGCATTGAGTCGAATGACACAGCTGCATCGATTGCACCTTTAGCAAAACCAGCGACAGCAGCTCCTGCGAGAAGACCTTGAAACTGCTTACCAAGTGCATCAGTTGACTGCTTGGTTTTATCAAGACCATCAGCTGTCGACTTCGCTTCTGTCTTAATGTTCCTCAGCGACTGGACAGCATCACCAGCGCCTGAAACTTTAAAGATGATGTCGAATATGCCAAGCGCCATTAGAGTGTCCTTTTAGCCAGGACCGACATGACGGCCTTGACAATCTCAACGATCTGATTTTCCCAGACTTCACCCGCCCATGCGACTTCGGCAAATTCATCGAGTGTCAAATCGGTCTCACGGGGATGACGCTTGAGATGTCTCACACTGTTGTAGAGAATCTTTTGCGCCACCCCGTTTAGTCGTTTGGGACTTCGTCTACCGCTTCCTCGATATTAATCGGGAACGCTGCCGCGAACTGTCCGACAACAAAGAGGTAGATGTCGGACCGGTCACGAGCCAGCTGTGCGAAGCGACGCGCTGGATTGATTTCACCGTCTCCAGGCTGAGTCACATAACACCGTGCCATGATCATCAAGATCTGGAGCATCTGTGCTGGAAACTCAGGGAATGCAATCTTCAACATCTTCTCGACTTCAGGTCGAGGGAACAGGTCGGATGCCTTCGGTTCACGGAATGTGAATGAACCTGGCGCACCGATGAATCTCTCGATGTCGACTACATAGTTCGGTCGACCCTCTAGTTTTGGGATGTTGTCAAAGATTGAATTACTCAAATTATGATCCTGACAGACCAGTGATTCCCGACACGCCTAGTTTGATGGTCGCGGTCTCAGTCTGTGTTTCTTCCGGAGTCAGGGACAGCCCTGCTTCTGTGACCATACCAAAATACTTAACAACATTGCCAGCAACCGAGGCAGCGCCATCGAGGTCGACGTCAATCTCACACCCGAATCCAAGTTTGCTTGTGAACAATGGACCAGTCGTGTTGTCGATGTACAGCTCGAGGTTTACCGTGCCTGCCTGTGTCGTCGGGAGTGATGCTTCAAATGTCGCGCAGAGTGCCGTGGCATTGACCATGTTCTGTGTGACAGTCGTGCTGAACGACTTCGCCAAACACTGGACCGAAGTCGCAGTCGTTGTCGGGAGTGCAGTCGTGTCACCAGTTAAGGCGGCAGCAGTGAAAGTGATTGTGAGTGTTACGTCTTTTGCGAGTAGTGGACGGGCCATCTGATAGTTACCTCTATGGTGTTATTGTGGCGACATAGACTTGTGATATGCCATTGTCGACGCGTCCATCCTGGGACACGTCTATCGATGAGCTGACGCTCGAGCGATTGAGAAAGAATACAGGAGTGGTGCTGTTTACTCTCTGCTTGTTCAGGAGCGTGTCAATGCGGTCCACGATGCCCTTGATGCGTGCCATCGACACAGCACCAGACTGCGTGTCCCAGCACCACACCTGATGGCTTGACGTGGTCACGATACGACCGCCACACAGCGACTGTTCGTCGGTCTGGCCACCATCAGTATGACGCACCACGATGTATGGCACTTGTGGCTGTCGCAGGGATATCGGATCCTTCTCAGGAGCGAGGTACAGGTAGATGCCCTGCTGATAGTTCGGTGCGCGATTGTCCACCGCCAGCAGTCCCTGGAGCGTCGAATCTGCTGTGAGCGTGTCATAGATCCACTCGTCGACGACTAGACTCTCAACCATTGAAGTATCTCCTCACGACGCTCGTGAATGCTGCCCATGCCTTATCGGATGCAGGAATCGCGAATGGTCTGTTCTTCACAAACTCGAGGATTCGACCATAAGGCGCCGCGATGCTCACGATGTACTCGTAGTCATTGACGCGACCGACAGTGATGGACGAACGCAACGCGCCTGTGAGGACCGCTGGTGCTTGTCCTGGTGCGGATGCCTGATGCGTTCTGTTCTTCCCGATCTTGTAAACACGACCAGACTTCTGACCAGTCATCGATGCAATCATCAGACGCATGGCCTTCGCCGCCGTCTCCTGTAGCCAGACAGACAGCACACGAAAACGATGCTCAGCATCGTCGAACCCAGACAGGTCGACCTTGACTGTCACGGAGCGAGGACCTCGATGAGCAGTGGACCAAAGCGTCGCACCGTGGTCGATACTGTGAGCGACAATGTCAGACGAACTACAGCTGCTGTCGGGTACGCGTTCGGGTTCAACACCGTCACGATTCCCTGTGTCGCCATCGACTTCGTGAGCGTCACGGAACCAGACACGAAGGAATACGCCACGCCAGTCGCCGCGTTCGTGTACGTGGCGCTCAGCGTGCCTGTCGTGATGTCAATCGGTGAGCCATTCTCGTCGACGAGACGAACGACGAATGTATGCCAGTCTCCAGTCCAGGCCGCGATCTGCGTGACCTGTTCCGGGTCTTCGGTGATGTTGATAATGTTTACGCTCATACTGGCCTCACATACAATCGCAATGGTCCGAAGATCTGCGTATCCGTCGCACCCGTTGTCCTGGTCACCGTCACAGTGTACGTGCCTGACGTGGCTGTCACTGTAGTCGTGAGACCGAATGACAGGCGACCATTGTCCGCATACGTCGCAGTGCCGGCATACGTCGCTACCAGCGTTCCACCAGAGTTGTATACCTTCGCCGATACTGTCGCACCAGTGATGTCGATGCCAGTCCCGTTGGCGTCTGTTACCTGGACATCGATGGATGTCGCGGTTCCGACGTTGACATCGAGCGGCTGGTCTGCTCCGAGACCATCAGCCAGGAGTTGATAAGGACCGATGTGAACGCTCGTTGCAGCTGACACAGGTGTGAGCAGATCTGCGCTGATGTAGTCTGTCCCGTTGTGAAGGAGAGCACCAGAAAGCTCATCTGCCGCAATGGTCGAATCAACAATCGCGTGGACGTTAGCATGGATGTGATTTGATGTGCCGACCATGACAGGCCGGTTGTCTACTGTAGTCTTTAGGACGCGCGCTCCCATAGAGTTCGCAGCTGTATATGACGTGTACGCAGGATCCCAGACCGCCGCCGCCGTCTGTGCCGCTGTAAGTCCACCAGATGACAGCTTCACAGTCATTACCGCACCGTTAGTACCGCTTGCACCACGCACCACGATCGTGACATCATCAGCACCAGCAGCCAGTGCGGCATCGGGTACGTCCAATCTGTACACGCCCGGCATGTTGGTAGCGTCTACCTCGGCAAAGCCGCCAGAAGTCCACGCCTGCGCGATTGTACGGGCTACCAGCGAGATGTTGACAGATGCTGTGCGTGTACGGTTGTAATAGGCTGAGAGACCAGAGGTGGAGGCTGTTAGACCGGTAGCACCAAGGTACAGTTCGATGCTTTGTGATGTGCTGCCGGGAGCGATTGTGATGACCGATGCCTGTGTGTTTACAGGTAGATTAGCCACATAACCGACATTACTTGGAACACTTGTAATAACACGATACGTTCCAGCACCAGCGTCAGGGTTAGCACCTGTCCACGTTACACCGTAGATATCCGCTACTGGTGCGCCTGTTGTATTTCCAAAGTTTGCGTTCGGTGATGAGGCATACGATGTGAACGGTTGTAGGTTATTCTGCCCCCACAAGAGTGACTCGAAAAAGTCTATACCGATATCACCGACGGAGCTTGACGTTAGATTATTGGCTACGTTAGCGCGTGGTGTTGGACTCAATAACCTATTGTAGTTTTCGACAATGGCATTGTTTACGGTGACGCATTGAAGGTCTACAAGGTTTCCAAAAAGCAATGAGTTCCGTACAGTTGTTGGGAAAGTTAGGCTACCCGGTTGTTGAAGTACACCATAACTTGCTCCAGTAATTACGCAGTTATAAACGGCCACTTGAACACTATTCAAAAACATTGCTGTGTTACCGGGTCTTATAAATATTGAATCAATCACGGTTGAACCATCAGCCACACTCTGCCCTGTAATGTTGAGTGAATTGCTAGCGCCAAAAAAAACACATTTGTTTACTGTGAGGTTAACGGCTGTACTTGATGGACTGGTTAGCGTAATGAGGTCAGTGTTTCCATGCCTTGCAATAAAAGAACACTTTGTCAATTTTAAGTTTGTGCAAGTCGTGAAAACAAGGCGATTGTTATCGATTGCAAATTTGATGTTTTGAAAATGCAGGAAGTTCTTTGTGGTTGCAGTAATTATGTTTCCAAAGTATCCAGAACCTGACAAAGTGGCATCGTAGTTTGTGATGACTACTGGCCCCGGAGTCAAACCGCTAAACTGTGCAACAGTTGGGTCACCAATAATGTTGGTCTCGACAGTAGGGTTTGCCATCGTCACGCTGATTGTGTCAGTGTAAACACCGGGAGCAACGTACAAGGTGTCACCGCTTGCGAATCCAGACGAACTGGACAGAGCATAGGCAACCGTTGCCCACGCTGTCGCCGGTGATGTTCCCGCTAGGCTGTTGTTGCCACCCTGTGCGGCTGTCTTTACATAGTATGTCGACATTATCCTGTTGTCCCTGCTACGATTTCTTGAGCCATAACAACAGCAAACTGGTTGCTGTAGAACTGTTGAAACTCAGCATCCTGCAACACCCACCAACCGAACACGCTTGTACCATTCTCACCGAACGTGCCGATTAGATTGTTGTCGTTGTCGTAGATATCACCAAAAACAATCCAGTCACCGGGTGTGTTTGGGTTAGGCTCCAGCCGATAGTTCTGAAAGTTCATTTGCCCACCTTCAGTGAGTTCGCCTGCACACCCTTGAAAGGCATCGTCAAGAAGCCCAGAGCAGCACTCATCGCAGCTGTAAGACCAGCCGCTACAGCCTTGCCGCCGTATACCGCCATCACTGCGCCAAGCTCGGCGATGTCCTTGGCTTCAGAGGTTCTGATGCCATCACCGAACACTGTGGAAAAGCTCGCGACGAAGGCGATCAGAACGACCACGATCAGCCGTGAGATTGATATTGAGTTCATCTTTGTATTATCGCCTCCAGCGCTGAAACTTTGTTTTCCAACTTGCCGAGCCGTTGCTCGATGCGTCGCACTTCCTGCTGTTGCCCATCGAGTGTGTTGATGATGTGTGCCACCTGAGTCTCCAGGCGCGTCAACCTGACCTGCAATGCCACCCATGCGGCACCAATGCTCACGGTAGTAATAAACGCTTGAATGCCAATCTGCACCCACATCTCAGGACTCATACATACACCCCTCAAAACTCTAACCATATGATGGTGGCACGAAGCGGATTCCCGCATCACGCAGTGGGTTAACCGTTTGTCCTGGCGCGGAGCGCGATGGTCTGGCTGACAGCGTTCGTGTGGCCGTAGTCGGAACCGATGCACTCGTAGTATGGCGACAGCGCCTGTGGATTTCCGCTGACGTATATTCGGTCATCTGCACGCACTTCGATGTCTGGTGAGCATGTGAGCGTCCATGTACCGGACTGCTCGATCATGCCTCCGACAATGCCTTCGGTATCGCCGGTGTTGCTGATGGTGGCGCGAATCTCAGCGACTTGGACCCAGTGCTGGCTGATGCCACCAATACC